CGTGGACCAAACGCTGCATCAGTGTTCATCTGAGCGGCAAGAGCCCATGTGGCGGCGCTAGACAGCCCCGTGGGGGCCGAAGGGGCAGACGGCGCGGATGGTGCAGACGGCGCGCTATCCCCAATCCGTTGGCCGATATCGCCGCTTACATTCATTGAGGTATTTTGAGAAGAGGTCCCGTTGACCCCAAAGTTTCCACTGAGGCTAGGGGACGCCGCGGTAGCGCTAGCAACCGATTGCGCAGTGTTGGCCGCTTCGGCGTCGGCTGCGTCTTGCTGTGCGGCCTTGGCCTGCGCTGATTGCGATAGCGCAGACGAAAGAGCCGCGTCTTGACTAGGCGTTCCGCTGACAGTCATTGGCGAATCTTGCGGCGCGACGCCCGACAGATTGAAATTAGTAGACGGCGCAACCGTCGATACAGGCGACAACCCTCCATAAACCGCAGCATTTTGTGCGGCTTGTTGGGCAACTGAATTAGGAACGGGCGTTCCATTAACGTCTGCTGGGACCGCCGAGGCATCATCCGCAGCCCTCAGCCCTATCTTACTCGACGGCGCTATTGCGGCAGAAATGGCCGGGTCCATGGAAATTCGGCCATTGTCTGTATAGTCCGTGAGCGCCTTGGTTGTGTCAGGCGCGTTCGGGTCGGGCAGATTGTCACTAAGCAAGGGGCTTGGCGCCTGCGCCATCCTCGCGATGGAAACGGGGTTTAGCTGCGTAGGCATTGCATCAAGACCGCCATAGGGCGAAGGCGCTGTACCGGAAAGAGCCTGAGAAGTAGCGGCGGCGTTTGCAGCGTCGCCAAAAGGCGTTTTCGCCCCCATTGTGTCTGGGGGCGTTGCCAGAGTGCTGTTATCGGGGGCAGTTATGTCCTGTGCAGAGAAAGGCGATTGAGACGCCCATTCTTTCGAGGCGGCAGTATCTCCCCCTTCCTCGATGCTGCCAATGTCGGGAGCTTTGTTTTGCAGATCAGTTGACGCGCTAGGATATGTCAAGCCAGCGGTAGGCTGATAGTCGACATTGTACATATTGCCGCCAGCGTAGTCGCCTCCCCACGTCGGGTTAGCCTGCGGCCCGGCCGCGTCTGGCGTCATATTCCCTAACGTATTGAAATTGGTCGTCATTCCAGGCATTTGGCCGACAGCGCTCGGGTCCCCTATCGTCCCTGTGTAACCTGGGACGTTGGCGTAAGTGGACCCCGTGTCCGTCGTCAGCCCATCGGTGGCAAGCTTAGCATACTGATCTTCCGTCATGCCGTTAACATCGGCGTAGTTTTTTGCCACAGCGGCCGGCCCTGCAAACCACGCCTTAGCGGCATCCGTCAAACTACCAAATTGAGTTGCATACTGGCTTAATTTCGCCGTGGCCACAGCTTCCTGCGCATCAGGGCTGGAGAGAAACTGTTGCGCCGTCATAGATACGCCTAGAACTTCCTGCGTCCACGAGGGGATGTTTGCGCCCATAACTTGATATTTGCCGTAAGCTTGGTCGCCTGCTGCTGTCGTTGGCCCGATTGCAGAATATGGATTAGCCTGCCCAATAGTCTCAATCTTGGTCGCTATGTTGTTTTTTAGACCTTCGATCGGATCGCTTCCCATCCCAGTCGGCATTTGGCTGCCAAGGGATGGCGCATCCGAAGACGACCAAGAGCTTGGGAGAGAACCGTAAGCTGTGCCGGGGATCGAACCATAATTAGTGGCGGCTGGTGCATCGCCGCCCGGAACGGCGAATTGCTGCGACGAAGGGGCGGCCGTGGCTAGGGGGGCGTCCGCGACGGGCGCCGAAGTCGCGTCTGGCGTGGTCTGATCGGTTTGTGCCGCGCTATAAGACTTCTTCAACGAATCCCATAGACCGCCAACTTGCTGAGCGATGGCGGGGCCATAATCGGGAGATGAAATAGACGTTGCGGCCGAAGTCGGCAAATTGCCGTTTGAGGCGGCATCCTGATGGGCGCTGGCCGCGGAGGAAGAGGAAGAGGAAGATACTGAGCTATCCGACGAACTTGAACTCGCGGACGACGACGTTGAGACAGGGGGCCACGGCGCAACCGGCTTAACGGCCGGATAGTTATAGCCGAAAATCTGATCCCAGGTCGGGCTATTGGTCCCTAGCACCTCATCAAGTGTGTTGTTATAACCTCCGTTGGCGAAGCCGCCGCGCGCGTAATGGCGAAGCGTGCTGAGCGCCTGTCGGATAATCCCGGCATCTTTAGGCGTCGAGGACGAGACGCGCCCGATATCCGAGCCAATCCCCCTCGCAACCATAGTGGCGCGGCGAATGGATTTGGCTGGGTCGTTAAGCATTGATCGACCGCCTCAGATAGTCGGCTATCCATGTCTGTTTGAGAATTTCCAAGCGACCAATCGCTTCCGTAAAAATTTCGCTGGTGCTGGCGACCTCTGTCCAACCTCCACTGGTTTGATGAATCACGCCCATGAACGTATCTATCTTGCCAGCCCGCGCATCTTCAAGCAGAGATTCAAGCAGTTTCACAACACTATCGCGGACCTCAGTATCCGGTTCCCGGACGAGCGAGACGACACTCATGGCGCCTTAACCATTCGGTTTCCCCTCGGCTTCCTTCACGACGGGCTCATCATATATTTTAAAAACCTTATTTGTTACAACTTCGTCCGCTGGAGCTGGGGGTTTGCCAAACGTAGGGAATTTCCCCAATGCTTCCCGCCAATCGCGAAGAAACCCATTATGATAGTCTTCTAGGCGTCTCAGTTTATCCTGAAGCTTACCGCATTCTCTGACAACAGAATTATACTTCTCAGAAGATATAACCGTCCGCCAATCATCCCCCTCAGTCCCCTTAGACAAATATGATACGCGTTGCCTTAGATATTCATTTTCAGCATACAACGCCAACCCATTGATGCCGGCATTAAGATATTCGTCCTCCATCGCCTTCATTTTTCTATACAAAGGCCGGTTCATAATTCTTTCAAGCGCTTGTCGAAGACAATTCATTGTTTCTCCGCCTCTTTAACAGCCGGCTCGGCGATAGATGCCCCTTGCGGGTGCTGAATAAGCTCCTTAGCCATTTGGAGGAGTTCAAGCTTCTCCTTGCTCTGCCGATCTTCAGCTTGGTTAGCGTCGCTTAGAGCGATCTCGGCACGCTCTTGATGGACCTTCAATCTGGCCGTCTTGGCATCCATCAGACGCGCCTTGGCCGTCGCCACGTCAACCGGAGTATCCACCTGCTTGTTTGCGCCTGCGGCGATCTCTTGGACCTTGGCCTTGGTTTCCGCCGCCTTGGACTGGGCATCAAGCATTCTCGCTTGTGCGGTCATTGTATCGGCTTGGCCCTTTTGTTGCAGTGCAATAAGCTGCGGCGGCGGCTTGGCCTGCGCGCTGGCTGGGGCAAAGAACTGTTGCGGATTAGCAAAACCGAGGGCCTTGATGCATTCCGTGTCGATCGCAATTGGATCATAAAGCGACGGGCTCGCTGCCGACAGTTGCTTCAGGGCTTGCAGCTTCATCGCCCGCTGGATTTGCGAAGAGGTGTTGGGATCTGCTTGCGGGCTCAAGTCACAATCGTCTAGCGCCTTAAGGAAAGTCTCCTCGTCCCATTTTTTCGCCGGCTTCTTGTTGCGCTGCCAGAAGCTTTCGGGATGCTCCTTGAAGCAGTCGACCAAGAGACGGAATTCCTCGCACTGCGCGGCGTGCATCCGCTTGTGGACGGAGTTGAGGACCTTCGTCGCCTGCTCAATCAGGGCCAGCGTCGTGCCAACCGGGGCGTCTGCCCTACCCTCGCCAACTGGTTGCTCGGCTGTTCCGCCAACGCGCATTCCAGTCTGCGCCATGTTATCAATGAAGCCAGCGAATGCCGTGCTGATGTCCTTATACGGGAGCGGCATTACCATTTGCTGGATCGGCGCGCCACCAGTCTTGACCTGAGCCCCGCCGCCAGGCGGAACGCGGAAGATGTTTGTGTTCTGCCGTGCCCCCGTATCAGCGTACAAGAATCCAGGGAAATTGGCGTACATTCCGGCATCAAGCATCTCACGCCACGCCGCCGTGATCGCATTAGTGGTGTTGCCAAGAATATGCAACAGACCGATCGGATAGAAGCCAAAGCCGGGGACAAAGATATATGGGACAATGTTAATCTTCGCTTCCGGCAAATCCTCCGCGTCTTCGTCATAATTGCGGACTACAGCTAGAATTTGTTTAGACGAAACATCAATTGTAACTCGATAGGGGATTTCTAGACCTGTCTCTTTGCTCTTTATCTTATGTTCAAATCCCTTGATATCCAACTCGCAATAGCACTCATAAATCTCACGATCTCGGTCGTCAGGGTTTGTGCTTTGAACTGTGACGCCCTGTTGGGATTTCTTCTCCAACTGCACGGCGTCTGGCTGTTGCTGGAGCGGCGTCGAGAGTTCGATATCCCGATATACGCCGAGGATTTGCAGTCGCTTAACGGTGCTAGGCCGCATCATCGTGCGATGCGTGATGCGCTTCGCATTGTGGATATCGGTCGTCGCATCGTTAACGATCAGGTCGTCGGCGTCAACCGTCTCGCTCACCGGCCGGTTACGCAGCGGGCAGAAATAGACCTTCTTGAACGCCAGACCGCCAAAGCCAAGCATCAGCAGCATGCGATCGGTATCGGGATAATACTCACTCGCCGTGATAGTCAGATAGTGGTTTAGGTCTCGTTCTAGCGCGTTGGCTAGGGTGTCCTGCCCGATCGTCGCGTTGTTGTTGTCGTTGCGAACCTTGACCGGGCCGTCAACGGGGAGAAGTTCAGACCGCGCATTGGCTTGGAACCGTAGAACCGCCTCTTGCAGGAGCGG